TGCGCCGGGCGCTCTCGCGGTTCTCCGCCGGGCACGTCGGATCGAGCGCGAGAGCATCCGTAACCTCAAACGCGCCGCCACGCTCCGCCTCGTCATAGTATCCAAGGATCGAATACTCATAGCGCAGGCCGTGGTCATAAACAAAATCGTTGACAAAAAGAAGATCATCGGGGCGCTTGTGCTTAAGGCCAGCTTTCGCGAACACCAGCCCGGTGCGTTGCTGGTTGCGCTCCCGGTATACCTTGGCAAGTTCATACAATGGCTCGGCACGCTCCGGACGGAAGTTATAGGCCTGCAGCATGGCGTCGACGAAGCCACTAAAGTTCAGGCTGTCCTTCTCGCAGAACGCAAGCCCCATCATCGCACTGTGGGTCTCTTCGGCCCAGCCGCCCATCGAAATTCGTTTGTTGTAGGCCTCGATCGCTTTGTCCAGCATGCCGGCGTCGCGGTAGCTGTTGGCCAGATAGTAGACATACCGGCCGTCATCCGGGGTGGCCTGCAGGGCGTCTTCAAGGAGCGCGATATCGCGCAGCGCCTTGTTATCCCGGTTGGCGCCGTCGGCGTGGTCGACGAAGGACGCGCCTTTGATCATGCCCGCCGCCGCCACATTAAGATATTCATGCGTCACTCCGACATAGGGGTCCGGATTACCACAAGACAAATTCAGGAGCCGGCGGTTGGCGTAGGACACCGGGCCGGCCTTCTGCATCATATCGTAGCTGAGCGCGTTGGCATCGAGCATCATAAGCTCGTGCGGGTTCTCGACACGAAACTCCATGTCGGCATCCATGAGCAACGCGAACTGGCACCACTCGGCGCCGTCCTGTCCGTTGTCATCGCGCGCGTGCACGAACGCTTCGTTGCGGGCTTGGGAGAAATTGTGGAAGGAGCCGTAGTGGATATGCCCCTTGATCCCTTCACTGTTGAAAAAGTGGCGGATCAGGTCGCAGGTGTCATCCGTCGAGCCAGTGTCGAGAATGGAATAGCTCTTGATGTAGGGGGCGACTGATTTAAGGCAGCGTAAAATTCTGCCCGCCTCGGAGCGGACAATCATGTTCAGACACAGCGATGGCTTCATGTGGCGTTCCTGACGTTGGGGATCAGGGCGGCATTATTACTGATGCTGGTTGAAACCGCCAGAGCTAATTTTGAACCACGCCCCCGTGAGCCCGACAAAGATGCCGGTCTCGCCAGACATGACGCCGCCGGTGGGCGTGAACGCGCCGGTGTAGTTGGTGCCCGTCATACTGACCGGCCCAGTCCCGTTGTTCGCATTCCACACCGCCCCGGCAATGCCCGGATCGTAATTAGGCGGTATCCAGATGCCCGTAGCCGCGAGGTTGACCGGACCCATCAGGCCCTGGTGATCTGCGGCTTTTCCGGTGACGCCCGTGGGGCCAGTGGCACCGGTGGCCGAGGCATGGCCAGTGTTGCCGGCTGGTCCCCGCGAAGAGCCCGTGGGGCCAGAGTTGCCCGTGGCGCCGGTCGTGTTGCCGTTCTGGGTTGCGCTGGCGAGCGGGCCTTGCGGACCCAGCTTGCCGACGTTGCCAGTGTTGCCCGTGACACCAGTGGCGCCCGTGACACCGCCGTTACCGGTCGGGCCTGCGCCGGCAGGGCCGGTCGGGCCAGTGAACGCCGCGGCGCCACCCCCCGTCGGACCTTTGGCGCCGGTGGGCCCAATCGGGCCGGGTATGTTCTTGGTGTTGATCAGATCGACGACCTGCTTGAGGACCGCCGGGATCAGGTTGTCGTCGTATGTGTCGCAGGCAAAAATATGGCCTGGACCCGTCGCCCCGGGGATCGGGGGCGCGGGAGCGATCGGTTCGGCGTAGACTTTGTTGTTAACCGGCGAAATGCGGTTGCTGATCGGATCGGCCATTGAAATCCCCTATTAACCAGCAGAAACCGTGAGCACACCACTGTTGTTCCACACGGCGTGCAGGACGTGCGGGTCGGCGGTCGGCGGGATGAAGGACGTTAGGACTGTCCCTGTCGGGCCAGTCGGGCCGGTTGCGCCGGTTGCGCCAGCAGCCCCGGTGGGACCAACTACGCCAGTTCCGGTCGGGCCGGTTATGCCGGTTGCGCCGGGCGTCGCGCCGGTTGCGCCTACCGGACCAGCAGGACCAGTTGCGCCCTGTCCGGTTGCGCCGGTTGCGCCGGTTGCGCCAGCCGCGCCTGCGGGGCCTTGTGGCCCAAGAGGACCGGTTACGCCGGCGAGCGGGCCAGCAGGACCAGTCAGGCCAGCGGGGCCAGTGTTACCAGTCGCGCCGGTCGAAGAACCAGTCGGACCAGCGGGGCCGGTGACGCCGGTGGGGCCGCCAATCGAGCCGTTGTTGACGACTGCGACGACTTGGCCAAGGACCACCCCCAGCATATTTCTATCATAATTGCGCGAGGCCAAAATTGACATAGACATGCTCCGTAAAGTGTGATACCGATCTACTGTACCCTCTCTACGATGACAACTCTTACAAAACTCTTAATAGGAAAAACATTATGGACCTTCTTGCTCCTATGGGTCGCGCCGCGGTCGCGGCTCTGACACCAGAGGAAAAAGCCGAACGAAAACGCCGGAAACAAAATCTTGCAACGGCCAAATACCACGCCAAAAATAGGCTAGAACTCAATGCCAAGGCTCGCGCATCGCGCGCAAAAGACCCCGAACGGCATCGGGAATATATGCGTCAAAACCGTCGCAAAGACCCTCCGCGACAGGCAGCCTACATACGAAAATCGCGTTATAAACGAGAATTTAACGGGTTGACAGTCGAGGAATACAACGCGATGGAGCGCGTCCAAGGGTCCCGTTGCGGTATATGCCGAACAGACAAACCGGGGGGTCGAGGGCGCTGGCATGTGGATCATTGCCACCGAACTGGGCACGTAAGAATGCTCCTCTGCACGGGCTGTAATACTGGGCTAGGATTCTTTAAAGACGACACTGACCTGATGCAGCGGGCAATCGATTACCTAAACAAGTTTGCTCTTGACAGCACCATAGACCACACAACAAGCTCTTAAGAGCCCCTCGTCTCCTAGTTCACACAACACGAACGCCCCGCGTATTCAGCGCGGGGTAATCCCAAAAATTATCCCGTTCATACCGGCAAAATATGTCCGGTGGCAAAATCGTCTCCCGCGGCCGGGCTTCGACGCGCCGACCGACCCGATGCAGGCCGGGCGTGCCGAGCCGGGTATCGAACTCGTCCGCCGTGAACTCGATGTTGTCGAAGTCGTGCCGGAATGGCGCTTCCCCGATGAAATCGTAGACGGCTTCCAGGGCCGCCGCCGGCGTTGCCGTCAGTGTCTCGTAGCGTAGAAGAAGCAAATTACCGGTGTGTGCGCCAAAATACGCTTCCTTGAGCGCGCTAAGGGCGAACCCGAGGAGACCGCTCCCGTGGGAGATGCCGTCAGCCCTGTTATAAATCGTGCCGCCCGGATCGAAGTTGAATATTTTCGACATCTCGAACGGGTTACGCTGGATTAAACTTTCAAGTGAGTCCACAATCCACGCGACATCGCGCACGCAGGCGACGACCTTACTGGTGGGGAATAGCTCGGCCAGGGCCGGCATTTTACTGCACCACAGGCGGTTACTGTCGAATACCGTCAGGCTATGCTGGGCAGCGTAATAGTTCTCAAAAATCCCCCTCAGGAGCGCTTTCTTCTGCGTCTCGTCGAGGAAGATCGCGTACTCGTTGGCCCCGCTCATTTTCCCCAGCATTGACGTGAAGAAGCCGCCAACCGGGCCGCTCATGCCGGCATGGAACCGTGGGTTCTGCGCAAGCAGGGCTGATAACAGGGTCGATCCCGCCCGCGGTAGGCCAGCAATAAAGTGCAGGGCAGCAGGCAAGGGGACGTCCTTTTAAGAGCCGGTCGGGCCGACGTAGCCATTGATGATTACATGCTTGTGGATGCCAGTCGGCCCCGTTTGAGCTATAGGATACACCCTCTTTAACTCACCGTGAATGCCCCCCGTCGCGCCGGTCGCCTGCAGCCACTGCGGAAACTGGCCAGTAGTCCCGGTGAAAGCCGAGTGGATGATCACACCTTCAAAGGTCCCGGTCGGTCCAGTCGGACCCGCCAGCACCACCACGGTTTTGTTGTTGCCATCGAGCGCCATCAGCCGACACCCCCGCTAACCGGCATCGCGCCACTCCCCGGCTGGTTACCAGTGAGGTGCGTCTGCGGCCCCAGGGACTGCGAAAGCGGTCCCGGCTGGTTGCCCTGCGACGCCGCGGCGCGTTCCGCGGTCCCGTCGTTTGGGTGGGGCTGCTGGCCCAAGTCCATCCCCGGATTGTTGGTGGTCGACATCGAGCCCGGGGTACCGACATGCGCCGGCGGTCCCTCGCTCATACCTTCTTGCGGTGCAAGCTGGCCGGCGGTCAGTTCTTTCGTGATCAACTGCACGCCCTGGGCGACGCCCTTCTGAACGGCCTTCTGGATTTCCTGCTCGATCGGACCGGTGGCTTCCTGCGCCTGTTGCGCCTGCGCCATCTTGTCAAGCTGGTCATCCGTCGGGACGATCTCTTCGCCGTCCATGCCGATGGTCGTCGCCACGCTGCGAAGCACCACGGCACGTCCCTTGATGCCCATGATCTTTTGATCCGTCGGGTTGTTGGTAGCGGTCAAGAACTCGATCTGGCGCTGCCTCAGTGTCTCGCGTTGGATCGCGACGTTGACACCCTGGACCGTGATGCGCTCTTCACCAGTCAAGAGCCCAGAAGTATCCGTCAGCATAAGCAAATCGAAAAGCTGCATCATGCAGCCCTCGACGACATCGCGATCGACGTTCGCCGAAACTGTCTGGAGAATTTTGCTCGCGTTGCCCATCAGCATGGCGAGGCCAGAAGCCGTCCTGCCAGCACCACCACCAGCCTGACCACCGACATACTTCGGGATCGCCGACACGTCGTCCGCAATGCTCACAATCTGTTCGTAGACCTGCATCAGGGACTGCGCGTTCGACGCCGGCATGAAGAAACTGATCGGCTGCTTGCTGCTCGACGTCATCGGGTCCGACTTCGTGTGCCAGCGCTTCCATGGGTACAGGTCCTCACCGTTCTCCTCCGGCGCCAGCATGTCGTCGTTGATCACGACCTGCGGCCCCGACGAGATCGAGATGTTGTTAATCAAGGATCGCAGTGTGGCATTGCTCGCCTCCTGCAGATCGGCTAGGAGATCAGTCAAGCCGTTGCCCACGGGGGTACCGGGGACTTTCTCAAACGAAGTGATGAAATATGGATGGCGTTGCCGCGGGCTCGGGGACAAGTGACACTTGATGACATGCGATCCGATGATCCAGATTTGCACATGATAATCACGAAGCTCCTCGGGTACGGGCATCCCGTAATCTTGCAAAAGACGACCTTGGACGTTGCCGTTGAACTCCATCATGGAGATCATTTCGGACCGGTTCCAAGCAGGATTTTCCCTACTCTCAAGGACCGACCGTTCCGCGTCAGTGGTGTCCCAGTTGTCATAGAGACCGCCGCGTCCGTACTCATCAAGCACCGCCATGATCTCCGCAGTATTGTAGCCCGGGAGGTCAATCAGGTCGTTCAACTCAGCGCGTGTGACCCGCAGCTTCTCGATCACGTTCGCGTTCTCGATGTCCGCCACTCCGGGAGTAAACCACAGATCAAACGGCGAAACACGGTTCCATGTCAGCTTTGGGGTCTGCTTGACGGTTGGCTGACCCCCTCCGGGTGGCCACACAACGGTCGGTATCACCTTGACGACCGGACCTTTGATGCAGGCAAACGGAAAGATCGGAAGGTCGACTAGGAACTCCGCAAGTGCGTGATAGAAGCCCCCCTCTGTCAGCATGTCTTGAATTTTGTCGCCCGCGTCGCGGGCCTGCTGCGTCGCCTTGCGGCGCGCTTGATCCTCAGCCTGCTCCAGCAGATTGCGCTTGCGCTCGGCCAAATCACTCGGCTGCGGCGGCTGTCCCGTCGTCTGCTGGACCCGCTGTGCTTCCTGCTGGATCAGTTGGTCGATCGCCTGCCCAATAGTCGGCGGCAACACCGGCAGCTTCGGCGGCTGCAAGGCCCAGGGGATATCCTGGCCCAAATAAATATCCCGCAGCAACGACGACGCCGCTCGGCATTTTTGGGCGATGACGCGGGCGTAGACTGTTGAACCGCCCCATTTGGTAATCTCCGCGAGTTTGCTCGGGTCGTACTGCCCGTTGAAGGACCGCAGCGCGGCCAGCATGCGATTGCTCCAGCCGGCGACGGTGTTGCGGTGGTTCCGGAAAATCTCGAACTGTGACTTAACGTACCCCGCAAGCTCTGGATACTGCGGCGGTGCGTTGGTTTGGGTCGCCGCCTGTGCGGTGGCAGCCTTCGCCGCGGCTTGGGAAGCAAGCTGCTGCTCAAGCTGGGCTGGCGGGATAAACCGGATAACGCCGTTTTGACCAAGGTCCGACATGGGGATACTCGACATGCGATCTGGTCATCTCTGAACCACGGGCCCTAAAAACTCGTTAATCGCACAAAATATTAACCGACTGGTGCCATGGATTGAAGCCACAGAGGAGCGCCCCTATGACCGGCGATCACACTTTCAGCACATGGCTCGGCAACGTCCTGGGTGGCGGCGCCGTGGTGACGTCGCTCGCCGGCTGGCTGCCCGCGACGATTACCCTTATAACCGCGTCCGTGGCGCTGGTCTGGTACCTGATCCAAATTCACGAGAGCGAAACGGTACGACGTTGGTTGGCAAATCGGCGGGCGCGCAAGATCGTGGCGCTGAAAGCGAAGCGGCTCGTTCTCGAAGCGAAGCTGGTGGTTCTCGAAGCGAAATCCCCGCCACCGCCTGCGCCCGTCGCCTAGGTCCAGCCGGCGGCGGAAACGGGAGGACGTTTCTTGGCTCGGGGGCGTATCCGCCGTTGGATGTCAGGGACAATGCCGCCAGTAACGCAAAGAGCAACATACTGCAGATCATCAGACACATGGGAGAACCCCTCCTTGTCGGTCTTGTCGGGGACCGTGCGCAGCGCGCCGGTTTTCATTTTGGTGAAGCGGTAGCCGCCGGACATCGCGCGGCACAGGAACGGGGCGCCGGCGCGCGAGATCATCAGCGACGGGCCGCCGTTGGTCTGGCGTCCTAGCAGGGTCTCCACCGCGCGCAGCCGCGGCTCGATATCGTTGGTCGGCGCCGGGAAGCACGGCACCCCGAGCCGGCGCATGGCCTCAATGCAACTCTCTTCGGCGATCGAGCCCTTAGCGACACCCGAGGGATCGCCCACCGCGGCCACCCGGAAACCCATATACTTGTTCGAGAACAGCCGCGGCATCAGGCTCTGCTGGACATGCTTCTCCAGGCCGACGTTGGTGGCGGGCACTTCCTCGTGGACTAGAAGTCGTCCGAGGTGGTCCATCTGGCAGATGAGGCTCCAGGGATTTCGTCCAAAATCCTGTCCAATGAGAAGTGGGTATCCTGGAATAAGCTGGGTGTCAGGGACAATGTGGAAGTCTGATCTGAAAGTGTTCTTGAACACCGCCGCGCCGCTTGGGTCGTCGCCGTACTCCGCCTTGACATATCGCCGTACCCAGTCGCTCTCTTCCCCGAACTGCTCGACGAAGCGCTCATAATACTTTCTCCCTTTGGCGAGCCGCACCGGATGGTCCTCCGGAAGCTGCACGGTGATCTCGTCCTGCAGCAGCCAGTTCAGGTTCTCCGCTTGCGCCGACAAGCCCGAGGGTTGTTTGAATACCATCACGTCGGGCGGCGGGTTCTCCATGTACTGGTGCCATGGCGTCATCTCGGTGGGGAAGTTGGTGTCCGCGATCCAGCCGTGCCATGAGGGTGTCCCCTGCGCGCCAGACGGATAGCGGCCGAGACGGCCAGAGAGAGGACCAAGAACGTCAAGGTCCATCTCGATAGCTTCCGAGAGCCATGCACCTGTAAGCTGCATAGACAATAGCCGTGCTTGGTCCTCAGCGTTTTCGAGAGGGATAAATACCCACTCGCTTCTGACATCATCAAACTCGACATGGAACACCCCCTCGCTGACCTTCCACTGGCCGATCCCCTGCAACCAGTTCTGGCAGTCTTTGAGCACCGTATCCTTCAACTGCTTAAGAGTTTGCCGGACGACGGCGTGGCGGGTGTAGCGGTAGCCATCGCGCGCCTTGCCCTGCAGGATGCTGCGTTTCAACATCTCGATCACGCTGGCGGTCGTCTTACCCGACCCTACGGGTCCGGCGATGATGCGCCCAAACGCCTCACTCTTCATGAAGCTGGCGCACGTCGCGGGCGCTTTGTAGCTGATGGATGGCATCAGAGACTTCCCCACTGGTCAGTGAACTCGCAAGCTACAAGGACCCGCATCAGGCGGCCCGCGGGTCGGTGAAGTTCTGCCAACTTACCCACGGCTGTGCCTTCGTCATCGGCTGGAGGAGCCCTTCGAGATAGACCTGCCAGTGAGCCGTGATGCCGTGCTCCGGATGCGTGAACCACAGCGCCTGCGAAGGACGAGAGTATGGCGCGCGCAACACGAGATGGGCAAACTCGTCGTAGCCTTTAAGCGAGTTGTTGACGATAAGTCCAGGGAGCGTGATGTACTGGTGCCAATGCCCGATGAGGAGAGTGTCAAAATCTCTCCCGATCTGAGCTTCGGAGCGGTGTGTTTTAAGGGTGCCTCGCAGGATCGGGCCCAAGGCTCCGATAATGCCATCACCGCCCTTAGTGCCCAAACTGTCACCATGAGTGAGCATGTAACGATGCCCAAATAGATTGAAAGCGCAGTCTGCAGTCTCCGGGATAAGGAACTGGACATGCTTGCTCCGTTTGAAATGCCGAGCGACGCCGCAGTAGACATTCCACTCGTGCGAGGTGAACACGCGCTCCTTCATCTGCATCTTCTTGGTGGAGCGTCCGTGGTTGCCGACGACGCACGGCACGAACAGCTTGCCGAAGCTCGACGCCATCAGTTCAAGGCCACCCGAGATCAAGTCGATCAGGTCCTCGATCGCCTGCTGCGTGGTGCGATCGTTTGTCTTCATCAGTTCTTCGTGGATGTCCCCGCCCAGCATGTCGCCGCCCAAAGCGACGACGCAGCCCGGGTAGCTGATCTTTGCACGGCCCATATGGTTGTAAGCCAGATCAACGGTGGTCTCCGCCAGTCGTTGTATGCGCTTCTTGGCGATGGCCTTGTCATAGAGATTGATACCGGGCATCCGGACAACCTCGCCATAGTGCCAATCGCTCCAGATTGTCGCAGGGACACCCCTTGCTCCTGCTCGACCTTCACGCGCGAGCCACTCGGGAGGGTCCGGGTCGTAGCCGGCGATCTTGTAGATATTTTCTCGAATTGTATGTGCATCGTCACCGTCCTCCGTCAGGCGCGCGATGGTGCGCTTCTGGTCTAGGAGCAAGGAGTTCTTCTCCCGGATCAGCTTCTCGGCGTCATGCAGCCGTTCCAGATCGGTTTTTCTTTCGCGTGCCATTGTCGTATCTCCATTGTATCTCTGTACGCTTAGGTGATTGAGAAAATCTAAATGTCCGCTCGCGGCCTGTCGTGCTGCGTTCGTAGCGCCGGCGGCGCTCCTGGCTGGCGAGGCCGCGATCATATCGGAAGTAGTTCTCGCGGCCCTTGGCGCTCTTGTTGTATCGGCTCAGCGCGTCACGCCTTTTCGGGGTCCTGTTGTATCGCGCGGAGGTGATCCGTCGAAGCAAGCTGGTTCGGCGCCGGGCCTGTCGAGACGACAACTTTCTGGTCTCCGCCAAGGTCGATGTTAATAGTGAAGCGTTCTCCAGGAGCAACAGCCCCAACTTCTCGCTCACCCACACCGGCGACTTTTGCAAAGAGCTTAGCAGTCTCGACGACCCCCGATAGTTGTTCCCTGGGGTTCTGCAGTCGAGCACCCAGCCCGGGCAGTGCATCCTCAAGGATGGCCGCAGCCTCAAGCTTAATCCGTTCTTGTGTGGAGAGTGGACTATGCCACTCCATGGATGCGACTTTGAGCGCCTGGACGAAGAACTCGTTCTGGGTTTCGAGGTAGTCATACTGCGCTTCCGTGAGCTTGTGTTCCGCGAGCACGAGGTGCCGCTCTCTAATGTCCATCGCGATCTCGCGGGCGAGCCGCGCCAAGTCCTGCGTCGGGATCGGGGGAAGCTGCACCAGCGCCTTGGCCGCCTGCTTGCCTTCCTGGGTGAGGCCAGGCTCGGGGGGCGGCGCGGGAGGTTCTATATGGGTTGTTACCGCCACGGTAATTTCTGGCGCAGGAGGCGCCTCTTCCCAGACTGGGCCGCCGGCGAGCACGTCCTCGAACCCGGTATCTACAGGTTCCTCTGTCAATTTACCGTGTCCTGGCTGGTGGGGCAGGCCTGCAGCGCCTCGACGACCTTGACCAACTCAATGACGCGCTTGCCGATGATCTCATGCAGCTTGTCCATGGAAGCGTCCAGCATGGCGTAATGGACATGGAGCTTGGCCAGCGCGGTATACATTGTGATCGCCTTGCCCGCGGAGAGCCCGAACTCCTCGCGTGTCACCTTGCGATCCCACAAGTCGGTGAGCACCATCATGGCGGCTTGCTGCAGGTACGGCAGCGTTAACTGCGTGACCGGCTGCTGGATCATGTGGATGATCATATCCTCGTCTAGCTGCGGGTCACCCATAATAGTCGATCTCCCGGGGGTCGATCATGTTATGCGACCTCCTGCAACTGCATGGTGACGTCGGGGGTCAGCGTCGCGCTGAATGTCTCCAGCGCGCGCATCGCTAGCTCGCGATAGCGGGTGGAGATCAAATAGCCGGTGCCCCACACGGTCTCGATCTCAATGTTGAAGGGGCGCAGCTTCTTGCGGATGTTGCAGATAACCACGTCGACCATCTTGGGGTCGGTGTCCTTGTCGCTGTTCAGCGGGCGGTTCTCTTGCAAGACGGTGTGGATTTGGGTCTTGGTGACTTCGGTGCGTTTCAGCAGCACGGTGAGGACGGCGGACTGCTGGCGGGTGGTCTTGAACATCCGGACGCACAGCGACTTCAATATTTCTTCGTTCTCCATCACGGTGCCGGTATAGATCGCGCGCTGGGCGCGGTTGCTCCCGGCTGGCCAGTCGTCTTTGGGCAGTTCGAGGATTTTGCCCTCTTGCAGGGCGTAGTCGAGGAGTTCGTAAACATCCTCGCTGGGGACGCGCACACCGCGGGCGATGGCTCGTACCGGGATACCTTCATCGGCAAGCCGGATGGCGATGGCGGCCAGGGTTGGGTCGACCTCTTGTTCGGTCTCGACCTCTGGTTCTGTCTCTACGATCGCCAACTGCGCCATGGGTGTCCCTCCGAATAAGCAGGGCATAAACGCATGGCGCTACTGCGCTGTCAACAAGGGAAAGTGGGGCCGTCCGTCGCTCACCCCCAACGGTGGCTTCCGGGTTTGTTCTGCGCGCGGTGCGAGCCCGTGCTGGGAAACCCCGGCTTGCCGCGG